ATATCAGGGCATCCAATTAATACCGCATTATGTTAAATAGATAAAACCTAATAACTAGCCATTGTTGATAGATATAAATAGGGGATTGATTAGGGTTTGTCCTGATGTTTATTGTTTGACATTACCCGATAATATATTCACTAGGAAAGAAAATCCTAGTGTTTCAACAATCAACTCAATAGGTGTGAACATGAAAGAACTTTTACTTTATGGGCTTGAACAAGGTGAAACCCGTGATTACATGGAAACCTTGCTTTTAAGCGGCGCAAAGACTTTGCAAGAGATAGAGAGAGTTAAAGCACTGGCTACTGATTGTGGCTTTCATTCTTTCCGCATTGCATCCTATAACGGCGAAGCGCCTAACTTTGCAAAGGCGGTCAACGTATGAAAACCTATAAATTCACTATCCATGCTTCACCAAGCGAAAACGGGGCAACTGAGGGCTTTGTAATAACTTATCCAATGGCGACAGTTCACCGCGAAGATTTTGAAGGAACGCTTGACCAAGCCATTGAGCGCATGAAAGAAATTCACGGCGAGATAATCTCAACCCGTGACTTTGAAAGCGGTAAGGGCTTTTCAATCAATACTCTATTGTGGCGCGGTCAACATAAACCAAGAGGCTTTGACGCTCGCCGCCGTGACCGATGCGCTAACTACATCGCGGCATAATTTCAATCAGTTCTAGGGGCTTAACATGGATAAATCAGAGATTCTTTGGGGTATCGTTTGCGTGATAGTCTTTGCCTGTATCGGCGTGATGCTTGCATGGCGTGGCTAAATTCTAGGGTTTAGGGCATTGTTTGACAGTGCTCTAGCACCTAGGCTTTTCTAGGGTTTCAACTTAAAAGGTGTTCATAATGAAATTCACAATTCGACGCAAAGACATTAGAGGTATGCTTCACTTAGCCGCAAAAAAAGACATCCGATACTACTTGCAAGGCATAAATGTCGTTCGTGACTTTAGAGGTACTTACATCGAAGCTACTGACGGCCATATTTTGGGGCGTTTGTTTGTTGACGGCATTCAGTCAGATGTCCCTATGAATGTCGTTTTGCCTACTGAGCACCTTATCAAGCTCAAAGGCACGAAAAAACAAGGTGATGATTTCTTGCATTTCAGCGTCGAAGGCCATGCCGTAGAGTGTATTTCTGACAATCAAACTGTCCGATTCCAAGCTCATGACGCACGTTTTCCAGATGCCGATAGAGTGATTCCAATGGTTTTTAAAGACGAGGATATTAAACCCGCCACTTTTAACCCTGATTTATTGGTGCGTTTTGTTGATATGTCCGAAGAAATATGGGGAAAACGTCAAATTCCAAGCCTTATCCAAAGGGGTGACCAATCTATTTTGGTCAGTTTTCCAAGCATGGATGACCACTTTGTTGGTGTGATGATGCCTTGCAGGGATAGCGGCATGGCTAAAGTGCCTGAATGGTGCTATCGGTCAAAAACTAAGCCTGTAGAGGCTGAAATGCCTGTAGTAGTGGCAGAATAAGAATTCAAACCATTGCCCTATGCGTAGGGCTTTGGCTTGCATTTTGACAATGTAAGGCTTGCAGGGGCTTGCCTGTGCTTTTGAATAGGTGTTAATGATGACTGATACAAAATACAATGGCTGGACAAACTACGCCACATGGCGGGTCAACCTTGAAATCTTTGATGGCCTTTATGACAGCGACATATTCGACCTGAGCCTTGAGCCTTGGGAATTGGGCAATGTTTTGCAGGATTATGTCCAAAACCATATCCATGAAAGTGGCGGCGGCGAGGGTAATTTAGCCGTTGACTATGCCCTTGCCTTCATTCACGATGTGAACTGGTATGAAATTGCAAAGAATTTAATTGCTGAATACGCAGACAAAGAGGTGGATGCATGAACTACATTGAAGCCCAACTATTCCGAGCTATTCCCTTTTCTTTGACCCAAGAAAACGCCCAAGACGATAAAAATGGTCAGGTCAAAATCAAAATCCACACTATCAGAGGCGAATCTAATTGGCTGAATATCAGCCCTGACCAGATGAAAGCCATTGAAGCCATTCTCAATCAAGAGGTGACAGCATGATAGACACCCATTGGCTGGAAAACCCGATTAGGCTTGAAGTTGACCATAACAACCTGACAGCCGCATTGTTTGAGCTTTACGACATAAAAGCAGCACTCTCGCAAAAAGTCTTGAAGCAAACTTATAACGCTGATTTTGAAGACCAAACCATAGAATCAGGCTTAGATTCAGTCATTGAATTCCTGCAAAGCCTAGAGGGTCAACTATGATTTATGCCACAGTTGCCCTACTGCTGAGGATAATTTTTCGTAAACAAACTTAAAAGGTGTTAAAAATGCAAACAGTTTCAATTGGCTTTTATCGTGAAGATGGTGATTTTGCTATTTTGGCAACACTGAACAATAACGATAATTGGATTCATAACTTTGACGAAGTGGTTTCACAATTAAAAGGAGTTTTAACGAATTATTGTGGCTTTGAGTGCATTGTTTTGGAAAGGGAAGATGCACCCGACTATGTGACCATTTAATAAGTCAGTGACCACTAACATTCAGCCGCCTTCGGGCGGTTTTTCTTTGCCTACTTTTAAGACCATGCAAGCCAAACAATGTAGGGTATTGAGGGTCTACCAAAATCAAGCCCTGAAAAGTACTTTTAAAGCCTTCCTAGCCCTATTTTCAAGTCCTAGAGTTCATCGGCAAATTCATCATCTACAAAAAGGCAGATTCCAACATGGTTGAGGTCATGGTCAGGCCGCAAACCCACACGCCAAAAGTGTGCCGCCCAACGGACAGAAACACGTGCGCCTTCAGCTATCGAGCCGCTGCCAATGTGGGCAAGTGCCTCTTTTTCTTGGTCTGAATAGTAAACAACTTGGCCTTTTTTGCCTTGTGGGTTTCTAGGGTCAAATGTTTTTGGCTTGGATTCCATTGAGTTCATGCCTGAGATATTCTGCAATTAGTAGGGCTTCTGCTTTGTTTATGTCCTTTTTCAGCTTTAATTTGGCTTCAGGCCATAAGTATCTAGCCATATCCAGTGATTCATTTTTATCTGCGGTCAGGTGAAAGTGCTTTTTCCACTTCTGTGGAGTGACCAAATGCACAGGGTATCTGGTCAACTCGCAAACTGCTGAAATGACACCCACAGCCCTTGCAAAATTCCACGTGCTGGCTAATCCTTGGTTCGGCATACTATGCACCTGTTCCATGCAGATTTGCGCCCCTTCTTTTGGGTCGATTATTGAAAGCAGTCTAGATTTAAAAACAAGGGCCAAAATGTGTTTGTCTTGATGTTCAATGTCGAAACAGGCTGAAAAATTGCCGTGGTCATCTACTGCGCCTATTGCGCCGCTTGCCATGCCGGGGTCGCAACCCACCCACAGAGTCATGATTTTTCCTTTATTTTGTCCAAGAATTCCTCTTGGATGCCCCTGTAAAACCCATAAACGTCATTCTCCAACTGTTTCACCCTGTGCCATGTGTGCTGTTTGAAACCCTGAGTTTTCGCCATCCTGACAAGATGCGATAAGGTCTGCTGGCGATGTTCCTCGAAGGTCGCCGCAAAGCCACAAAGCTCGCGTGACTGCAAGTTTGGAATAGTTGTTGATTCCATTTTTGTGTTCATCAAGTAGTTGGTTTGCTTCTAATCTTGTCATACAAATAAAAGTTGTTGGGTTTTTACAGTTTTTCCTGAGTCGTATCGTTTGGAGTCACCCTTTGGATATGGTTCAAGCTCGTATTTCAAAGAGTGCAACATTTTTCTTTTTTGATATTTAGTCCCCAAAAAATAGATGTATCTGTGCTTCCTCGACCTGTCTTGTAGGAAAAAGTCATCTCCAAACTTTTCTTTCATCCATTCTGCTCTGTTTGGCTGACCCCTACTCATGTCGGCAATGGTTGTCCCATGAAGATGTTCTAACCCCTTAACTTTCCAGTCAGTCCTTTTGGCGCTCAATCCTGTATATACAAAGTTTGTGGCTTGATAAACATAACCAACATGACCTTGTTTTGTATCAGCAAAACTTACAACAATCATTGGTTTAGGCAGCATTTGCAGGGATTTCCCAACCAAGAACGAAGCAAAGTTTGGTTTGTTGTCACAACAAAGTCGGTTTAATTCAATCACATTCTCCTCATATTCTGTCCCACAGATTCCTGAACGCAGAGTGCTGCTTGATGGAATTCCATAGGTAACAATGCCAACAAGTTGGTTTTCTTCATACAAACCAAAAGCATAGGAAATTGGACACATCCGCTTGGCATAGTGCTTTTCCAACAACCAAGGCTCAACCTCAAAGCTGTTTATTGGCAAAACTTGCATTTTGTCCATAAATCCTCCTTGGTAAACCTAAATTGAAAACGCTGTTTCCTGTCAATCGTTTGCGCTTGTTAGCAGTGTATCGTCTGACATTATCTATCCGACTGGGTTTAGGTTTGGGTTTATCGGGAAAGTCACCCAAGGCATAAATAGCCCTTGGATAGCGTCTATCGTGTGTTTCATGCTCGAAGGTATAGCCAACGATGTAAAGTCGCTTAGGAAGCGTTTTAGAGGCTTTTGCCATGCGTGAAACCACTGCCGACAACTCTGCTTTCTCAACTCCAAGCTCTTGGCATAGTTCTGCGCCTGTCATAGCACCTAGCTCGGAAAGTGCTTTTTCTATTTGTTGGACAAGATAGCCGTATTTCCTCATTGTTTTATTCCTAATGCCTCTTGAGCGAAACGCAACGTCACAGGTCTGATTGGCTCGCCATCAGTGTGGCGGTCGATAATTCTCCTTGCCCAACCTCTTGGGTCGCCACGATACTTGTCCTCACGCTGGATGTTGGAAATTCTCTGTTTACAGTATTCGGCAAAGCAAGGAAAACACCTTGAGCCGTATTTCATCAAATCCTCGTGGTTTGTAGCTTGGTGGCAAATTGTGCAAGGCTTGGGCGCACAAGTTGGAGTTGATTCATGTTTAATGTCAGACTTAATGAAGCTCATTTGTTGTACTTTCCATCAATGATTTTTTGAAAATTGGCAGCATTCACTACCCATTCAAGGTCTGGCAACCATGTGCGGTCGTTCATCACAAACCCTGTTGACAACTTGGTTTCGTGTGCGATGTAGCGGAAAAAGCTGTCCCACCACTCAATCCCTTTGTCCACAGTGTTGTAACCATCAGGGGAATAAGACGATGGCTTTCCAGCTTGCACCCACCTCTGCCTCATCGAGGTTTGCCTTTGGCCTTCCCATGACCTTGGTTGCGTCAAATGTGGCAGATGCTTTGCCCACAACTTCAAAAGTTCTTGATGGGGACATGGAGGGAAGGTACTTCCCGACAAAGAAGCGATAGCTTCTTTATCTTTAATTGGTTTATGGTTATTGGTTATTGGTTCTTGGTTAATGGTTGCATCGTGGGTGGATGATGTACCCATCGTGTGTACATGATGTGCCCTTAGTGTAGACACATATTGATTGTGAGTGCCTTCGCTAAAGTGTTGAATATAAACATCTTTTTCTGCAAACTCTTTTAGCTTTGGATTATCTCGACAGAACGCACCCCACGCTGAAACAGCTTGATGCTCACGAAAAGTCTTGATTTGGGAGTCTGCCCTTGGGTTGATAAACCCATTGTCAGTGGATATGAAGAACTCGTTGAGGACTGTTAAAACCTCTTGTTCGTGTTCCCTCATGCCAATCTGGCGAGCAATATCCCGTTGCGAAATCGGGTGTTCGTGCAGATAGTAATGGTCAAGAAGCCGCCTAAAGGCAAGGTCTTCTATAAGAGAAAGATGATGTGTATGTGACTTGTAGTCACCAATGTGAAATTGGTAAAAGTGCATTTCCCACGCCCTAAATTTCCACCCTGAAAGGAAACCTCGGCAGGAGGGGTGGGGTCTCTTTTCGACAAGGGGATCAATCCTCATCTAGCCGTGTTTCGCAACATTGTAATCAGTAGCAGTTGGTACTGCAATTATTTCCCCAGCAGCAGGTCGTACAAGTCACATAACGACCATTTGCATAGTAGGTATGTGTTGAACAAGCCGCCCAAACTGTCAAGCTAGACACCGCTAAGTACGCGCCAATAATGACTTTTTTCATGGTTTCTCCTTTAAACAAAGCTGTTGCTGAACCGACTTTTATGCTCAAGAAAATCTAAAGCACCCCTACGATGAACAAGGTCTTTCCAATTCCCTTGGACATAAGTCTCATGTGTCGTGCCATTAGCATGGCGTGTTGAGTTCTCTGATTTTGTCTCAATTAACTTCATCCGACCAGCGTTGGTCAAATGCCACATATCTTCAATCTCCACCACCAAACCATTCATTTCAAGGTTTTTCAAGTGGGTGAGGCAGTGATACGAGCCGGGCGAATAAGTCTCTGTTGTGGTGAAAGAAACGCTACTTCTAGGGCCATTAGTTAGGCGTTTTAGGGTTTGCATCTGTGGAATTGACAGTTTCATTGTTTAACTTCTTGTTGATGGATTGTGCCAACAGTTTACGTAACCAAACGGCTCCTCCAAGGTTTTTGAACTCATCTCTGAGGCTCTTGGTGACTCGTACAGCAATTTGAATGCTTGAGCCTGTGATTTCTGAGGGTGGTCTTGGCATAGTGATAGGATTGTATAGCGTCATACAGTTTGACAATAAGGGAAAGTCCCTATACCATCACAATCATTCTGTCTGACAATACAGATTCCAACAACTTGAGAGGTGTCAACATGGAAATCATTGAAGACTTTTATAGCGAAGAACTGGAGAAAGATGTCACTGTTGTTTTGACTTGGTACGACTATGACGTAGCTACCAATTATCTTGACTTTGAGTGGGAAGCCCATGACGAGACTGGCAAGGACGTTCGCAACGAATTGTCTGGCGCAGAAGAAGACGAGTGCGAGCGCATTGCTCGCAGATATGCCAAGTCACTATGAGCTACGCACAAGCCTTTATCAGGATAGTGCTACTGATGGGCTTGTCCATTAGCATCTATGCCCATACTGAGCCTCGTACAGAGCCTTTAAGCCCTCAAGAGATACGAGAGAAGGGCAAGGCTAGGTCGGCAGAGAAAGCCTGTTTAAACATGAAGAAAGCCAAAAGGAAAAAGCATGAACGATTCTGCTCAAAGTTTGTGGCGTAAACGTCAGATTGAATCTAGGGTTGAAGTTGTTGAACAAGAGGTAGGCCAGTTAAAGCAGCGGGTGGAATCTCTGAACCCTTACCGAGACACAGTGTTAGATGAAGTAGCTGATGCCATCCTGAAGATGGAAGGGTTTGGCAAAGACACATTGCACAGCTTTGCAATTTACATTCGGGGATTGAAATGACACAAGAAGAAATATTCGAAATGGCTCGACAGTCCGACCTTGGTTTTTTGCTAGGAGACAACTGGATGATGCACCATGAATTTGAAGCCTTTGCCAACCTTGTAGCCGCCAAGAAGCAAGAGCGCATTATTGAAGTGGTTGAGCGTTTAGGTACATGGGCGCACATAACTGAAGTCGTAGCTGAAATCAGAGGTGAAGCATGACACAAGATGAAATCATTGAGATGGCACAAGAATGCAACTTGATTGGAATGCGCCCACACCTTGATGGCATTTATTCTGAATCACTTGTAGCCTTTGCCAACCTTGTAGCCGCCAAAGCAACAGAGGAAGCCAATGCAAGAGCCAACGCATCATGGACATTGATGTGCAAGAAGATGGTTGCCTTGGAAAGAGAAGCCTGTGCAAAGGTGGTTGATGACATTGAAGCACGGTGCATTGCAAAAGACGTTGATGACCCGCCATTGAATTACGTTGCCAAAGCCATCAGAGACAGAGGAGAAGCATGACTGACAGTCCCTGCATAGCAGTCGGTACGACCTTGTATGACGAGGTATGCAAGGGATGTGGTCGAACATACATTGAGGTTGCTCAATGGAACGGCATGACAGAAGAAGAAAAGCAAGTTATCTGGATACGCATTGACACTGAGGCAACAGCATGGAGATACAACATTTACAAGAACAGAGTAAAGACATGATTCAACAAATCCGCACTTTTTATGGTCGTACACATGGGCTTCATGGCAGCAAGAAAACCACTGTCAACCAAGGAATTGCATGGCTGTGCTTGAAATGCGGCAAAGTGTTCACTAACAAACGACTGTCTGAAATACACAACTGCATAAGGGAAATCCCTATGGTCAAATACGATAATGTCTGACAGAATACACGCATTGATAGGTTTTTTAACAGGAGTGAATGATGATTGATATTAAGCACGAGACATGGGCAGCACTGCAAGACTTCACACCAGATGATGTAGCAGATGCTATTTGCGATAGCAAAGCTATCCTTGAAGCCATCCTTTGCAATGCATGGGCAGATGTTGCCGACATGGTGAGAGCCAGAGTCGAACTCAAAGCCTTGCGTATGGCTGAAATCTCCCTAGAACTGCCAACAACACCTTGGGTTGATGACGAGGAAGAACTTAACTTGTGGCGTTACTACCGCATGGAACGACTGCAAGAACAACTCAAACGAGAACAAGGTGCAATACCTACAATCAATCCCTACAACAAGCAAGGCCAGCAATGAAAACCAAGCTCAACCTAGACCGAATAATTGAGGAACACTCAAATGAAGAATACTGTGCTTATTGCATTGAGCCACGCATGGGAGTCGTGTCTTGTTGCGGTGAAAACCACTTTGTCCTATTTTCAGATTTGGACACCGATAGTCAACATGAAATCGCAGCGGAAATTGCGAGAAAAGAAGGCTAAAAAGATGGCATACATAGGCAAATACCAAAGTGTTGCAGTGCCATCTAAACCAATCACCGACCCAGAATTTGGGTATGTGAATGCCGCACAAACAGATGTGGCGCAAACGTGGAAGAAGTTTAAACAAACAGGAGTTAATGATGATCGACTATGCACCTCTGCTGATACGAATCGAGCAGAACACCAAGAAGTTGTCGGACAAGTGCCTTCACAAAAGATACGAAGGATACAGTAACGACATAGCCCAAATCCATGCCGACCTGACACACTTAGCAATGTGGATGGTTGCTCAAGAAACAAAAGATATTTTAGATGGCGTATATAGGAGTGAATGATGAATCAAGAACAGGTGTCAATGTTATTGGGAATGAACGTAAATTCCCACACAGAAAAAAAGGCCAACCTTACCTACCTCTCGTGGGCATGGGCATGGGCTGAAGCACTAAAGGCAGACCCAGAAGCTGTTTACAAAGTCGAGATGTTTGGCGACAAGTGCTTCATGGACATCAACGGCACAGCAATGGTGTTTGTCACAGTCACCATGTTTGGCAAACCAATGACTTGCCAGTTACCAGTGATGGACTTTCGCAACAAAGCAATCCTCAACCCTGACGCATTTGCTGTCAACACTGCCATCATGCGGTGCATGACTAAGGCATTGTCTCTGCATGGCTTGGGCTTGTACATCTATGCTGGCGAAGACTTGCCAGAGGGTGACTCTGCTTCAGATGTAGACGTAGGCGCAATGATTGACCACTTAGCGGCTATTGACGCTGCTTCAACAATGGATGAACTTAAAGATGTCTACACTGCTGCTTACTCTGCTTGCGGTACTGATAAGAGTTGGCAAAAGAAAGTGATTGATGCCAAAGAAAAGCGTAAAGGAGCGTTGAAATGAGTGCAACTATTTTTTGGGAGCCTGTTTCAACAAAAGCCAAGAGCTTAAGGGTTATGGCTCCATCAAGTTTTATTTCTGCAATGGAGCGTGCAGATTTTCCTTTGCCAAATACTTTTGATAAATCTTCTGTTCCTATATTGCGTGGGATGGCGGCAACTATGAACGATGAAAACAATCCTTTCAATGAATTGATTGAAAAAATTGAAAAGTACGGCTCAGTATCTGTTTGGTATGAACATTGAAAGCGAGGTTAGTTGAAATGAACAACCCACCAGCATTTCCAACAAGCAATTGGCAAAAGATTGCTCCAATGGCAAACGGGTACAACGAGGGCATGACTTTGCGTGACTACTTTGCGGCGAAAGCAATGCAAGGTTTGTTTTCAGACCCTGAGTGGCGGATAGACATGGACTTTTCCGACACTGCTCATGCCGCATATAACCAAGCAGACGCAATGCTGAAAGTGAGGGAGGCATGACTGAAGTTATCCAAGGCTCACCAGAATGGTTTGCACAGCGTTGTGGAAAGGCTACTGCTTCTCGTATCTCTGACATTGTTGCCAAGACAAAGACAGGTTACAGCACCAGTAGAGCAAACTACATGGCACAGTTGGTAGTCGAACGCATGACTCAGACTGTTGCTGAATCCTACTCAAATGCTGCGATGGAATGGGGTGTAGAGAACGAACAGTTTGCTCGTGCCGCATACGAGGCTAAAACAGGCAATATGGTCGATCAGGTAGGTGCTATTGACCATCCTAGTATTCCTATGTCTGCCGCCTCTCCTGATGGCTTGGTGGGTGACGATGGATGCCTAGAGATCAAGTGTCCTAACACTGCTACCCATATTGACACAATTCTTGGTGAAGAACCATCCAAGAAGTATTTTGACCAGATGCAATGGCAGATGCGATGTGCAGACAGAAGTTGGTGCGACTTTGTGAGTTTCGACCCACGAATGCCTAGACATCTTCAGTTGTTCATCAAAAGAATCGAGCGCAATGACTTGTACATTGCAGAACTCGAAAAAGAGGTTATCCAATTCCTTGCGGAAGTGGCCGACAAAGTTAAAAAACTCAATGAAATTAAGGTGTAAATATGCTAAATGAAGGTGTAAATATGGTCTTAAATAGAAAATTAAGTGCTGGTCAAAAGTTGACAAAACTAAAATTATTACTTGCAGAGGCAGAACTCAAAGCAAATGGTGATGGTTATGTCGAAGGCATGGAATCTGGCTTTGAAATGGGTCTTGATGGTGCTATTGCTGAAATTATAAAAACAAGAGATCACTGGCAAAAACGATTAGAGCCAAGTAAAAACTCAGCAAAAAAGGGGTTAGATGATGATTCTTTAGTGCATTTTGAGTTTACAAAAATGGTTCTTGAGATGTTGGTATGCAGATTTCAAGAAGCAAAAATTAATCGTGGTCTTAACTTAGGAGAATGATATGGAACAGCGTGACAACAGCGGAGTACTTTTTCGCAACGACAAAAAAGAAAAAGAGTCTCATCCTCACTACAAAGGAAACATTCGGGTGAATGGTCAGGAATACTGGCTGTCAGCATGGATTAAAGAAGGCAAGAACGGTAAATTCATGGGTCTGGCTCTCAGCCCTAAAGAAGAACAAGGACAAGCACCAGCCAAGGCCAAGCCTAAAGATGGCTTTGATGATCTGGACGATTCGATTCCATTTTAGAGTCTGACTGAATAAGAGGGAAAGTAATGCTGGCATTCGATACGCAAGGCAATTGCACCAGTGTTACGAGTACCTCACCTTTTTAAACAGGAGTGAATGATGAGTAAATTAGACGATATACATTTTGGTGGTGGCGTGAAGAAGTTCTTTGACTTGCCTATTTTCAATCGGGTGAGAGCCTCTGACCCAATTACTAGCTACGAAGCCGCAGATTCAGCAAAAGACTTGGCTTCTAAGCACTTCTCCATTATTGTGGACACTTTAAAGGCTCATGGTGCGCTTGGAAAGGATGGTATAGCCAAACATAGCGGCTTAGACCCAAATCAGGTTGCAAGACGTTTAAACGAGTTGTCCAACATGAACTTAATCGAGTTGACAGGACGCACAGTCAAGTCAAAATCAGGACGTAATGAACGTGAATGGAAGGTCAAAGGTGCTGAGTAACGTCATCAACATCTTGCTTGTACTCGCATTGGGAGGAGCAGTGACGCTACTA